CATCCTCAAATCAGGGCCTGGTACCAGTAGTGAGCAAGGATTTGGTACGACCACTTCGGTTCTCGTGGCGACTGCGCGGGCTCTGTTCGAGTCTCCCCTTTGGGGGAGCTTCGTTGAGGTCACGCGGAAGCTACGAATTCCGGAATGGGCTACTACCCTTGAGATGCTTGCTACTGCTGCCATTGCTACCGGTTTGCCCTCTGTCTCTGGCCTTGGTCGGCTAGGGACGAAGGACGAACCCGGTAAAGTGCGGGTCTTCGCTATGGTCGATTGGTGGACTCAGAATGTCTTGGAGCAACTCCATGATTATCTGTTCTCGATCTTGAGGAGAAATCCTCAGGACGGGACGTTTAATCAAGGAGCCGCGGTCAAGAAGTTACAGCTGATGGTGAAGGAGGGGCATCGAACGATGTTCTCTCTGGATCTATCAGCCGCAACGGACCGACTGCCCATCTCTATTCAGATTCCGATTATCAACCGATTGTTCCCGGGGCTAGGAGAGCCCTGGGGACATCTCCTGGTTGGGAGAGCATACCTTCTGCGGAACCGTGGGGAAGGAGGGGTCCTCTTGAATAAAGAAGATCTCTTCTACTCCGTGGGACAGCCGATGGGAGCTCTCTCCTCTTGGGCGATGTTAGCGATGACTCACCACTTCCTGGTGCAGTTCTCTGCGAGTCGTGTGGGATACAGAGGATGGTTTCCGCTCTATGCCATCCTGGGTGACGATATCGTCATTGCAGACAAGAAAGTTGCGATGTCCTATCTCTCAACAATGCGGACTCTTGGTGTAGGCATTAACATGTCCAAATCCTTAATTTCCGGAAACGGAAGTTTCGAATTTGCGAAGCGATTCGTATACCAAGGTGAAGATGCGACTGCCATCTCCTTAGCGGAGGCGGCGGTTGCGTCTTCGAGCCTCGCGGCTCTCGTGATGCTGATTGATCGGATTTCACAATTCCGAGTCCCAAGTATCGGGGATGTCCTTGCGTTCCTGGGTCGAGGTTATCGAGTCCGGGGAGGCCTGATGAAGCCATACTCAGAAATGAGTCGGCACGTCATGCTTCTCCTGGTCTTCTTAACTCAGCCCCGGGGGCCTTTTTCACCCTCCGATGCCTGGTTGCCATGGTTGGCAAGCACTGGACTTTTCCGGCATGAAACAGGATCTGTTTCAGGCGTGCTCCGAGCCCTTCAAGGTATCGTCAGTAAAATGATCGATATTAGTTGGAAACGGAGTCCCGCACCTCTCTACCGAAGAGAGGCAGCGACGGTTGCCACTTTGGGAGTCGCTAAGACTCCTAATCCGGTAATTGAAGCTACACTGATGCAGCTTCTCGGATTGGTGGACAAGAAAAGTGCTAAGGCCTATGACGATGCGAGAACGAGATTCAAAGCCTTGGAGGCATTCTTCAAATTCCTTCCAGATGAGGCGACCCTTCCAAAGGGTTACCCTAAATGGATGGTTGATGAAGCCATGGATCGGCTTGTTGAGGCAGAGAGATTCGGCTCCGCCGTCCCTCGGTCCGGTTCCCTTCTCTTCCGAAAGGAAGATAGCGGGATCGTTCCAATGGGGCGATGGTTGAACCGATTCTTAATGCTTCGACGAGCCGCCCATGGGGGCGCTCCTTCTCCCAACAAATCCTAGCCTCAAAATGTTCCCATAGTCCTCAATGGACGATATGAGTTGTTCTGGGCGTAGCGGGCTTGGTGCGATGGCATCAAATCAGGTTCCGGCGCGGTGTAACTCATGTCGTATCAAGAAAGGTTAGAAATGGATGTTCCCCCTTACTAGTGCAAGACCAGCTTAGAGAAACGGGTCCAGTTGCCCAACCTCCTAAGATACTAATTGCGCTCGTTCGACTCTTCCATATTATATGGGTCAGCTACGATCTGTGATAGTTCCTATGAACCCCAAGGCGTCACTTCCTTGGACTTAAGGCTAACTTTACCG